GGACTATAAATAAACCAAAACAAAGAAGATGAGTAATGAAAGATTATAAAATAATTAAGGAGGGTAATAGACTTTCCTTACTTTTTCCAGATGGAATAAAAAAAAATACTATAGGATATCTAGACCCTGCAGACCCTTCTGTAATAAAGATGTATAGAGATAGAGATAAACATTTAATGTATAAGTTAGATGCTTATGGATTTAATTACCAATTTATGTCTGTAGCAGCTAAAGGAAATATAGAAACAATTATACTTAGAGAGAAAAATAAAAATGTAGAAATTACTTATTTAGTTCCTATTTCAGAAATATCTTTAAATAGTATTCCAAATGAATATGGAAAGTTTGAAAAACAAATGTTTTATCCTTTAGAAAGATTATTACAACAGCCTAATATGGAAAAAACTAATCCTCCTATAGATAAGGATATTAAATAATTATTATGACAGATATATTAAAAAAAAAAGAATGGGAAATCATTAAAGGCGATGAAATATTTTCTTGTATAAAAGATGATAAAGTATTAGACTTTATAGCTATGTTTCCTGAAGAAACTTCTTCTTTAATTTTAAAATCTTTAGAAGAAAAAGGAGGAAAAAATATAGCTTTTAAATTAGAAGACAAAGCTAAAATCTTTTATGGATTTATTCATAAATTCAATAAAAAAAATGATACAGGATTAATATTAGTATTAGCTAATAATACTGATTCATTAACTAAATATGTAGAAAAAAGTTTTTATGCTACTATTAGCGAACCAATGTGTGAACAAATATTAAAATTAAATAATTAAAATTATGAAAACTAAAAGAATTGAACAAGCTTACCAAATTTTAAAAGAATATCATAACGATACAGATAAAAGTATTACTTCTTTATCTAAAAAACATAATGTACATAACTTAGGAATAGTTGCAAAAAGACATGGTTTACTTAAAAAATTAGAAACTAAAAGACCTACTACTCAAGATGCTATTAATTGCTTAGAATGGTTAATTGAATATGCTCGAGAAAATACTTTAAAAAGAACTGTAGAAACTACAACTAAAAAAAGTCTTACTTCAATGCCTAGACCTCGAAAAATTGAAAATAGAAAAAATAAAAATTCTAATACTTCTTTTAAAATTAAGAAAGCAGTTAAAGAATATAACTCAAGAGTTAAAAAATTAAATCTTTTTTGGGGAGCTATTAAAGCTGAATGGTAATGGGAGATGTAGAGATAAAAGTACCTCTAAAAAAGTTGCTTGATTATGGTATTTCTACAGAAGAATTTTGTATTTTAGTATTATTATATAAAAAGGCTTATCCTTTTTTAAGAAGCTACCAAAGTAATTGTTCTCGTAATATAAATCAATATATTATAAAACTTTCTAATCAAGGGTTTATACTCTCTAAGAAAGATGATATTATATCGGGTTTACCTTTTGATAAAATTATTGTTGATAATGTAAAAACTCTAAAATTGTTTGGTGTAGATGGTGGAGATGAGAACTTTTATAAGTTCTTTTCTACCTATCCTCAAAAAGTTCCTTCGAAAGCGGGAGGTTATAGAGCTTTAAGACCTGTAGATGTAGATAGTATGTCTGCTAAAAACTTAAAGAAAAAATATTTTATTAAAGTTGGTAAAAAATTAAAAGAGCAAATTAAAGTACAGAATATATTAGAAGCAGATATGGAAGCTAAAAGACTTTCAGGAGACCTTAAATATATGCCAGCAATGGAAGCATATTTAAATGGTTTTCAGTGGGAAAAAGCTGAATATTTATTAGAACAAGCAGAAAAAAAGAAAGAAAATGGCGGAGATACAAAACCAGGTGAGCAACTCATCTAGTTCTCTTAAATCTATTAGTATTGAGACAGCTGCTATGCAAGCTATCGACTATATTAAACAAAGAAAAGAGGGTACTATAAAGAGTTTACTTACTCCTTGGCATAAATTTAATTATGTTGGATTAGGAGGTTTAGAATGGCATAATATAATTACTATAGCAGGAATGTCTGGTAGTGGTAAAACAGCTATTTTAAACGAATTAGAAACAGCTCTGTGCGAACTTAATCCTCAAGAGGATATGGAAATACTTTCTTTTAATTTTGAAATGTTAGCTCGTAATCTTATTAGTAGAAAACTTTCAAAAGCTATGACCTTAAGTACTAAGGAACTTCATAGTGGATTTGAAGGTCAAGTCTTAGAAGAAAAAGATTATGAGAAAGCAGTAAAGGAAGCTAAAAGATTAGCTAATTATAAAATTAGTTATGTCGATACTCCAGGAAATGTAGAACAGATAGAAAAAACTATTCTTAAAAAGTATCATGATATGAATCGTGGAAAGAAAGAACATACTGGTTTAGTAGTTCTTCTTGACCATTCATTATTGGTAAAGAAAAGAAAAGGTGGACAAGAGAGAGAATTATTAATGGAAATTATGGAGATGTTTAATAGTTTAAAAAAAATTATTAAAGTAGTTTTTGTAATAGCTTCTCAAATGAATAGAGAGATTGAACAGCTCGAAAGAATGGACAACCCTAATATGCATTTTCCTAAGAAGAGAGATATATTTGGTGGAGATGGCTTATATATGTATTCAGATATAGTAATGGTTACTATGAATCCTGAATATATGGGCATTATTCAATATGGACCAAATTCTTGGCCTGTTAAAGACCGAATATATTGGCATTTTTTAAAAGTAAGAGAAGGAGAACCTGTTGTAGCTCAGATGAGAAATATGCTTAAATACAATAGAGTAGAAGACTTTGTTGAGAGAGGTACAGGAATTAATATGAATGAAATAACAGAAGATTAATAAAATAAAAAAAAAGAAATGAGTGAAATTACATTACCTAAAAAGATTGTAAAAGCGGCAGGTAAGTCGCCAAAGAGAATTGTATTGTATGGACCCCCTAAGATAGGTAAGACTACAATGCTTTCTCAATTAGAAGGATGTTTAATATTAGATTTAGAAGACGGGTCTAATTTCTTAGACGCTCTTAAAATTAATGTTCATAACTTAGAAGAACTTTCTGAGATAGGACGACAAATTCACGGAGAAGGTAAGCCTTATAAGTATATAGCAATAGATACTGTAACAGCTCTTGAATCGTGGTGTGAAGCAGATGGTAAAAGAATGTATCAAGCTTCGCCACAAGGTAAGAATTTTGACCCCAATAACTTAGGAACTAGTGTGCTTACACTTCCTAATGGAGCTGGATATAGATGGTTAAGAGATTCTTATGAATTATGGATGAACAGATTATATAGTTTAGCGGACCACGTTATCGTTATCGGGCATTTAAAAGACAAATTCCTTGAAAAGAAAGGAAAAGAAGTATCGGCCAAAGATATAGACTTAACAGGTAAATTAAAAAGTATAACCTGCGCACATGCGGACGCTATAGGATATATCTATCGAGAAGATGGTAAAACTATGGTAACTTTTGGAAGCGGAGAAGAAATAGCAGTGGGAAGTCGTTGCGAACATCTTATTGGCTTTCAAGGAGAATTAAAGTGGAATAAAATATTTATTGATTAATTAAAAACAAAAAATTCAAAATGGAATTAATTGGAAAAAAAGTGACGCGTAAGACTGCGTTTGAAACAAGTAACGAACCTAAATTAACTGTAGAATTTACAGAAAAGGTTGGTAGATTAGGATTAACCTCAGTAGCGATGCGTAAAATTAACTTGTATGACAAGGAAATTGGTATAGCTTATGACGGCGATAAAGCTTTTATGTATATTACAGAAGAAGGAGGTAATAAAGTAAAAGATAATGGTTCTATAAATAGTAAATATCATGCTAAAAGAATTATGAGCATGTTTAATATTACTGGACCAAAATGCGAATTTGATATTTCTACTGAAGCTCAAAATTTTAGTGAGCAAGGAGATATTAACTTTTATGAAATTACTTTAAAAGATGCTCTTTTAGCTGAAGTTGATTCAGAGAATACAGAAGAGAGTTTTCCAGGAAGTAATGTAGTTGACCACGATAGTTTAGAAGAAACTATGAGTATTCAAGATATGAATATTCAAGAAGAAGTAGCAGAAATTGTTACAGAAGAAAAAGCAAATAACCAATAATTATTAATAAATAAATAAAATAAGTAAAATGATTGATTTAAATGACGAAAGTATAAAAGAAACAGGAAGCGGAGTAGCTATATTTAATGGCGGAGAAGCTTCTTGCAATGTAGAAAATTGCGAATTAGTAAGAGTTGAAAGAGTAGAAGACTACGATGCAGTAGATTTTTTCTTTGCTGATTCTACTGGAGCAGAAATTAAACTTAGAGAATGGTTTGTAGATTACGATAGAGATGGAGCAGATAAGAAAGAGCTTAGTCAAGCTAAAAGACTTAAGCATATTCTTACTAAATTTTTGCCTGCGGGAACTCAGTTACCACAAGCGCAAAACTCTGAAGATTTACTTCAAAAATGTACAGAAGCTTTAGGAAACACTTTTAAAGGTGTAAAAGTTCGTATGAAAACAACTTTTAAAGATTCAGGTTATTTACAAGTACCTTTATATGTTCCATTTATGGAGCTTATGACTGTTCCTGTAGAAGAAACAACTTTGAAATTTGCTAATTTTGATATTACAACAAAACCTTCTCAAGATTCTCCAGCTAGTATTGCTGGTGCGACGGCTACAGCTGGAGCTGCTGCTCCTTCTTGGCCATAATTAAATTTTTATTTGTTGGTGTTGTATTAGTAGGGAGGAATATTGGTTTTCCTTCCTACTTTTACAATTTTAAATTATTAATATGATAGATTTAAATAATAACATCCACGATAACAAAAAAATGCTTACTAAAGAAGCTGTTTTAACTTTAGTTACAGATTATCAAATACTTTCTTATTATCTTGGAGAAACTCCTTTATTAGGAGTAAGCATATGTAGTCCTTTGAGACAAGACAATGTTCCAAGTTTTGCGTTTTTTAAACATTATAATAATTTTATATATTGGAAAGACCATTCTACTGGAGAGTATGGAGATTGTTTTTATTTTATACAAAAAATGTTTAATTTATCTTTTAGACAAAGTTTAATTAAAATAGTAAATGATTTTCAACTTCCTTTATTTTATAAAAAAGAAGAAGAAAAAGGAATAACAATACTTAGAAGAAGTATACCAAAACATAAAGATATTGTTATGCCTAAACGTTATGAAATTGGAGTTAAAATTCAAAAGTTTACAATAACTGATAAAGAGTATTGGAGTCAATATAACATTAGCTCAGCAGATTTAAATTATTATAATGTTTATAGTGTATCTCATATATTTTCAGGAGATAGGGTTATAGGAGTATATAATAAAAAAAATCCTATTTATGCTTATTTATTTTATAAAGATGGTAAGTATGCTTGGAAAATATATAAACCTAAAGAATTAGATAAACGTTTTAAATGGATGTCTAATACAAATAAATCTATTCTTCAGGGATGGGACCAAATGCCACAATCGGCAGAAACATTATTGATAAACAAAGCATTAAAAGATGTCATGGTTGCGAATAAATTAGGATATGCAGGAGTAGCAATGCAAAGCGAAAGCCAAATGATTAAACCTATAGTTATGGATGAACTTAAACGTAGATTTAAGAAGATTTATATATTACAAGATTTTGATTTGGCAGGAGTAAAGAATGCTAACCAGCATTATAAAAAGTATGGTATTAAGCCTATATTTTTACAAAGTTTTAAAACAAGAAGTCAACCTATTAAGGATATATCTGACGCTGTTAAATACTTAGGAAAAGAAAAGGCTCAAAAATTATTAAACAACATAATTATATAATATGAAATTTGAAGATAAAAAAAATAAAATAAAAGTTACTAATGCAGGAACTTCTCAAAAATTCTCTATTTCAGATGAATCTGCAGTAATGGTAATCGATAGTCTTATTAATCTTTATTCAGACCCTATAGGTTCTTTGATTAGAGAGTTGGTATCTAATGCTGTAGATGCTAATAGAGAAAGAGATTTAAAAATAAAAGGAGAGTTAGAATTAGAGAAAGATGATATTTTAAATAATTTTAGCAAAAGCAATCCTTTTGTAGAAGTTACTTATAAAGAAGGTAATAAATTACTTAATGTCGACCATTGCATATCTATTAAGGATTGGGGTAATGGACTTTCTCCTGATAGAGTAGCTAATGTATTTACTGTTCTTGGTAGTTCTACTAAAAGAATTACTGATAAATTAATAGGAGGTTATGGTATTGGAGCTAAAAGCGCTTTCTCTTATACGGATACTTTTTATGTAAAAGCTATTCACAACAAAATAGAGAGAATGTATATGTTATTTAAGGGTAACAATTTACCTGAAATGACCTTAGTTCATGAAAAATCTTCTAATGAAGTAAATAGTACTGATGTTATAATACCATTAAAAAAAAGCTCAGATAGAGTAGATTTTAAAATGGCTATTAAACAACAGTTATTATTCTTTTCTGCTGTTAAATTCTTAGGATTTGGAGAAGATTTTAATCTTCCAGAATCTTTATATGAATCAGAAGATTTAATTATTCCTAATACTGAAAAAAGTACATCTAGTTTAAAATGTATTGTAGGAAGAGTTATATATCCAATCGACTTTAGTTTATTAGAAACAATAAAGAAACCTGACCAATATAGAGTTAATGGTTATATTAGATTTAAAATAGGAGAAGTAGATTTAGTTCCTTCTAGAGAAAATTTAAGATATACCGATAAAACTATCGATGCTATTATTAATAAATTAAAGTTAATTAAAGCTCAATCTAAATTAGAACTTATAAAAAAATTAGAAAATGAAAAAGATTTTTTAAAGTGGATTTACACTATGTTAAATATTAAATCTTTTCAGACTTCTCTTTATAGTACTCCAGATAATAGAGAATCGGAAGGTATACAAACTCTTATTCAATTATCTGAATATACTGTTAATTCAGATGTTAACTCAGATATATTGTCGAAAAATTGGCCAGAGTTACCTGAAAATACTTTACAAATTATTAAAGATGAAAAAAATCTAATAGGTATAGAATTTAAAGTTCCAATTTCATATTATTCGCAGTCTTTTAAAGCTAATAGAACAAGATTAGATGGTGTTAGCGTTAAAGAATTTATAAAAACTATTAACGAAAAAGTTAAATCACAACTTAATATTTTTCATGTCGAAAATATGTATAGCGGTTTAAAAACAGCGGCTTTAATTAAAGATTATGGTATGTACTTTACTTGTTTTAAATCTAATAGTAAAGTAGGTTATAAAGGCATAGATAATAATGCAGAAGATATATTAAACGAAGAAAGAGTTAAAGTGGGAAACTTTATATTTAAATGTTTAGAAAAAGATTATTCTCATAACATTTCATCTTATTCTGATATAGATATTAGTTGTATTAAACCTGAAGAAGATGTAGATATTGATTTACAAAAATTTAGAAAATTAAACGAAACTGTATTTTATAAAGAATTAATAAGAGAAAGTTATCCTAATGATAAAACGATAGCCGGTTTAAAATTTAAAACTAGACCGAACGGCATTAAAGTTTCTGAATTAGTTGAAATGGTTCAAAAAGATGGAAATGTTATATATGGATATAGTGACGATGACCATTTATTAAAAATGATTGGTGGAATAATACATTCTATTAAACCTGAAGATATTAATTGTAATAGATGGGAAGGAATTTTATGTAGAGATTATAAGATTATTAAAATTAGCAAACAGCATTCTAAAAAGTTTGCTCAATTCACTTATGTAAATGATTTTTTTATGGATAAATATAAAGAACTAATAGAATATTGTACTAGTTATAAAATACAAAAAATAATGTATAAATTAAACAAGACAGTTATATGCAATAGTTTTGATTTAGTAGATAACGAAATAAGTAAAGTATGGGATAAAGTTTATAATAAATATAAACCTTATGAATCACGTAATACTAGAATATATGGTCAAGAGGATTTACAGAATGAAATAATTAAATTATGTTCTGAAAATAATTTATACGATATAGATTTAGTTCAATCTGCTGAAGCTTTATTAGAATATGTAGAAAGAATTCCTTTAGTTGATATTTTAAGAGATGCTTCAGGAGGTTCTCCTTGTTTAACTATAACACAAGCAGATGAATTACGAGATATTCTTAATTATAAGAATATTAAATTAAAAGAAAATCCATATTATACTGAAATAAAAAATAAACTTCCAATTCTAGAAGAAGAAGAAAATTAATATTAATAAATAAAAACTTAATTAAATGTTAGGACAAATTATTGTAAAAGAAAGTCAAAAAGACTTAACTCTTATTATTGAAGGAGAATTTAAAAAAATTCTTAAAGCAGATAAAGAAACTTGTAAAAAAGTTAAATCTTTTATTGAAGATTATAATTCAGAAAGAGATGTATCTGAAAGAGATAGAATTAAAGATTTAATATTTTCTGAAATATCTCCTGGTAAAAAAATCGAATTAGCTTCTAATAAAGAATTCGAATTAGATAACGATGGCAACATGTATTTAAAAAATACTAAAGACCCTATTCCTGAGTTTTTAGCGGCTAAATTATTAGAGTATATAGAAAAAGGTCTCGATATAGAGGCTTTAGTTTTATTTTGGAAGAGATTATTACTTAATCCAGATACTCACGTTAGAGAGCAGCTATATATGTTTTTAGAGAACAATGGACATCCTATTACTTCTAAAGGATACTTTATGGCTTATAAATCTGTTTCTGTTAAATATAAATATAACAAAGAAACGGGAGAAGAAGAATGTAATGTTGAATATGATGAAGATACGGGAGAAGAAGTAAAACAAAAGTTTACTCATAATTTAACTTTTAAACCTCATCATTCAGGCAATCACGGAATGATTATTAAAATAGGAAATCCTGTTACTATGCCAAGAGAAGAATGCGATAATAATCCTGAAAAAACTTGTTCTGCAGGATTACATGTTGGTTCTATGGCATATGTAGGAGATTTTGGTTGGGGAGCAAATACTGTAATATTAGAATGTCTTATTTCGCCTACCGATGTCGTTTCTGTTCCTGTAGATTATAATGCTACTAAGATGAGAACTTGTCGTTATTATCCAATTGCTATTAGCAATGG